ATTTAGATGCACGTGTTCAGCAAGTAATTGCTTTGCATCCAAATGAGATGGCTTTTAAACCGCTCAATTGGCATCACACTATTAATGGCATCAATGGTGTCAAGTGGATCGATCGTATCAATACGAAATCTTCGATGGGATTTCCAATTAATAAGAGTAAGTCTGACTTTTTGGATCCCGTTACTGAGGAAATTCTTGGAGTTGCAGAACCCGTAGATTTCAACGACCCCTTGATTTTACAATATTTTCTAGAGGCCGAAGAGATTTATTCTGATGGGGAAAGAATTTATGCCGTTCATCGTGGCAATCTCAAAGATGAACCTACAAAGTTCACGAAGAATAAGATCCGTGTTTTTGCAGGATCCCAAGTTGTGTTTACACTGTTAGTTCGTAAGTACTTCTTGCCAGTGGTAAAGTTTGTTCAAGACCACGGGCTCGAGCTCGAATGTGCAGTTGGTATTAACGCATTTGGACCTGCATGGGAGGATGTTACGCAGTTGATTACTCAGCATGGAAAAGATCGTATGATCGCAGGCGATTACAAGGCTTTTGATAAGACCGCTTCAGCTAAGGCGATGATGAGCGCCTTTGGAGTTTTGATTAGAATTGCCGAAATGGCCGGATATTCCGACCGAGACCTGACTATTATGGCGGGTATTGCTACTGACATTTCATATCCTCTATATGAGTTTAATGGTGTTATGTTGCAAGCATTTGGATCTAATCCATCTGGTCACCCGTTAACGGTAGTTGTGAACAATTTAATGAATAGCCTCTATCTTCGATATGCTTACTATTCGTTGCATACTGAATCAAATGTGCCAATGTTTCACACACAGGTCGCTGCACTATGTTATGGTGATGACAATGTCATGAACGTTGCTGAGACGGAGACAAAGTTTAACCACACAGCTGTAGCAGATGTATTGGCAAAGGCTGGTATTACGTACACGATGGCAGATAAGACTTCCGAGTCGGTTCCGCTAATTTCACTTGATGAGATTAATTTCTTAAAGAGAGGATTCCGTTACGAGCCTGCATTGCAGAGACATGTTGCCCCTATTGAAGAGGCATCAATTTCTAAGATGTTGCATAATATTCGTGGTGATGGGGCTCCTGCCCTTGAAGTCGCGATGAGTGCGTTGCACACTGCTAATCGTGAATATTTCCTACATGGACGTGACGTATTTGATTTGCGACACGCTCAATTGGAAGAGATTGGTGCCAGGCATTTTGGCGCCCTTTATACTCTACCTTCATGGGAAGCCCTAGTTGATGAATTTTCTGCGGAAGATGTTACTGTATATGGGACTCACGAACAAACTTTGCATAATCTCACCCCACAATCTGGTGAAGAATTTTCCACCTTTATGCACATCAATGACGAGGAAACTTTAGTTGATGCGGTGGATGCCTT